GCTGTAAAAGGTAAGAAGAAAACACAACAACATATTGCTAATTGGCGTCAATCGTGGTACAAAAACAAAATGCCAACTTAAGGAGAATTATAATGGCTTACGTCCTCGGCGGTCCAAATAACGAAGCAGATGGCTTCACAACCGCAATCGCATCTTTCGCACTCCGTGCTATGCACGAATCAATCGGTCTTGTCAACATGACCAATGTTGTAACACCAACACAAGGTAACGAGTTCCTCGTTCCTAACTTCGCTCCAATCACTTATCAGGACTACAATGCTAACAGCACTTCTGGTACTTGGGGCACTGGTAACGCAAACGTTCAGAACCCTGCACTTGGTCAAGGTTCTATCACAGCAACTCCAGCAGTTGCTTCAACTGCATTTGATATCTTCTACGGCTGGACCACTTCGTTCCAGTTGGCTGCTACTCTTGGTGGTGAACTTGGCGAATCATTCGCTGAAAAAGTTGACCAGCGTGTAACTGCTGCATTCTTGGATTTCAAAGCAACTCCAGACAACACCTTCTACCCAGTATCTGCTGACGGTTTCACCCGCGTATTAGAACTTGGTGCTATGGAACTGCTTCAAGCAGGTCTTCCATCAAACACTTCAGGTTGGACAACTGGCTTCTCTGCAAGTGAAGTGCTTGAACTTGTTCGCAACATCAAGCAGAACTTCAAGGTTGCTCGTATGCCAGGTGCTCCTGTCATCGTTCTTGACTCAAACGGTTATGTAACTGAAGCATCAAACAATGCAATCGGTGGAAGCGGTTCTTCGTTGACTCGTCTTCTTGCTGAATTAACTGGTGGTGCTGTTGCATCTTCAGGTGGTTCTAACCTTTCTGCTCTTGGTAACGAACTATTGTCAACCGGTAAGATTGAATCTGTATATGGTTGCCAGATTATGTTCACAACCTTCTTGCAGTCTGCAAACCGCGTTCTACTCGGTCAAGGTTCACCAAGCCCAGTGCTTGTTGGTGCTTACTTCGGTGACAGTGCATTGTTCACTGTTATGAAGGAAGGTCTACAGTTGAAGTCAGGTGAAACTCCTGGTGGTCTCCAGATGTGGTTGACTGGCGTGGGCTATTTTGGGTCAGGCGTTGGCGATCTTCGTCGTGGTGGCGCTATCAACATCGTTCAAGCCTAATCTAACTAGGGGGAAGCAATTGGGCTTCCCCCATAACCAGGGAATATAATATGTCAGTACCATATCAAAGAATCTCAAATGCAACTGTAGTAGATATTGCCTTCTACGATCCCGCTGCGGAGCGTAGGGCTGCTGCATTGAATGTTGATTGGGAACCATATTTCAAAGTTGCAAGTCAGGAATGGCTATACAAAATGGAGTTTGGTTGGTGGCAAAACTACTGCGATACTGTTATCGGTGCATATTATTATGACAATCTGCCTAATGGTCAATTGATTTCAAGTTTCAATCCGAATCTTCTAATCAAGAATGACCAAACACTGATTCGTCTTGATTGCTTTGGCGCTATTCTTGTTTTCTATGAATCATTAGTTACTGATGTTTCAAACATGAACGAGGTAGACTTGCAGAACTACAACTTTGCAAAGGAAAGAGCCTACAATGAATGGACGAAAGCAGGTGAATTAAGCAATTGGTATGACTTGTTCCAGGATGCTCCCAATGGTCCAACGACTAAATTGGAAGAAAACTGGACAGCAGACCCTAATTACTTTAATGGTGATAGAAGGTATTTCTAATGAGTGTTACAAATACTCTTAGTGCCTTAACTGGACCATTTACTACTAGACAGCAGATACTTGAAGTATTGCAACGAGACATTACAAATGTTGTTGATGTTCCAATATATGATGAGTATCCTAGTGATACTAGTAAAGTAAGATATGGTCTGTATGTATCTGCACCAGATACAGTAAGCAGGTCAGTAAATCAATTAGCAGTTCAATACTGTGGATACATCTATGAAGAAGTAGATGAGTTTGATATACTGTTTGTCTCATTCCAAGAGGACCCGCTTGCCCCAACAGTTAACGCTATTGTTAGAAATATTCTGACAAGCGTTAAAGATGACGGGACTCAGTTGTTTGACGGTTATTTTAGCCGAACATTTGATCAAACATTTGAGTATGGTCCTACTAGAGCAGAAATATATACCTGGATATTTAGTTTGACTAGACTTGATTTTAACACATAACGCCAACTAAGGAGAAATTATAATGGCAAGAATTACTGTAAATACCACTGGTACTCAGCCAACTCTGATTCTAAGCACCACAATTAGCAATGTTACTGCAAATACTTTTACTGCAAACACTGCGCTAAGCGTTACTTGCTTACAAGATGTGACTATTACCAACTCAACCGGTATCTTCTCTTGGACAGACTTCTGTTCAATTGATACCAACAAAGTTACTACCCCAGCAGATAACGAAATTACTACTAACCTAGTAATTGACCCTATCGGCTTCTTCGGTAATGCTAACGTGACACCAAACACTGCTGCAACATTCAGCGGCGTAAACGGTCTATCATTGAACAAGACACCTGTTTCGTTCAAGATTATTATGAATGGTAACGCATCTTCAAACGGTGCATACTACTATCAAGGAACCGGTTATGTTTCTGCACTTGCACCTACTGTAAGTCCAGAAGCCCCTGTTTGGGTGACACCAATGACTCTCGCAGTTGATGGTTCATTCACTGTCGGAACTATCTAAGTTAGTAACTTAGAATAACAATATGGGGAGCATCTACACAGGTGCTCCCTTTATTAACAAATGAAGGACAGAATAATGAATGATGATAACTCTGTTTGGTTAAAAACAGACGAAGAAAAGTTGCGTAGTCTAATCGCAGATGAAGCAAAGATGATGCCTATGTTAGACAATATGCAGGCAACTATTAAACAATTAAAAGCAAAGCAAACATTCCGTCTTGCATTGCTCAACCAACTGTTAGAATCAAAAGACTCTAACTAAATACTAGTGAAAACAAATTAAGGAGAAAACAAATGAAACTTTCACAAATCGCAGCAAAACCCAAACTAATTGAAGTATCAATTGATGATGAAGAAGTCATTAAGGAATACGCAGAAGCCCTAACATTCTATACTTGGGACCGTCAACCTATGGATGTGTTCACAAGAATGGCAAATCTCAGCGAATCAAACGATATCTCTGGCTTGCTTGACATTGTTAGAACTCTCGTACTTGATGAAGATGGCAACGAAATCTTAACTAAAGAAAGCACATTGCCTACTTCAATCTTGATGAAGGTTATTCAGAAGGTTACGGAACATTTGGGAAAGTAACAGGTGATGAACTTGACGTAAAGAGTCAGAAAATGCTATCCATTATGCAAATTGATGGACTAGCAAAACGCTACGGTAAACTACCAAGCGAAATAATGAAAGATGCAAACACATTTGATTTGTACATTATTGACGCAGCAATGACTTACGAACAGTATCATCACAAGAAAGCAATGAACAAGGGTCAAGAACCCATAGACAATTACACAACAGAGGATCTGTTGAAAATATACAACAAGGGTAAAGAAAACAGTGGGACGAGTAAGACTTAAACTAGTTAAGAATACTATGACACCTAGTCTTAGACGCATCACTGCTGCCCTTGATAAGTTACCAGAAGAAGCGCATAAAGTCTTTAAAGGTGAAACACCTATTAAAACAGGCAATGCTCGTCGTAGAACTCGGTTGCAGGGGGAAGTAATCAAAGCAGATTACAAATATGCAACCGAGTTAGATGCTGGTAGAAGTCGTCAAGCACCTGAAGGTATGAGCAAGCCTACAGAAGAATACATCACCAAGCGTGTTAAAGCAATAATGCGTAAAAAATAAGGTAATAAAGTATGGCCAGTTTGAAATATACAGTTGATGTTGATACCAAAAGCGCAAGAAGTAGCATTGGTTCGCTTGAAAAGAGTCTTGGTGGCTTAGGTGCTGCCATTGCTGGTGGTTTTGCTGTTGGTGAGATTGTAGCATTTGGTGATAGTATTGTTGGATTACAGAACAAGTTGCGTTCACTTACTGGTGACCAAGCACTTGTTGGTTCAATGTTTAATGATATCACTAAG